CAAATCCGTCCTCCGCAACCAAATCCCCATTTTATCGGCATTTGAAGCCACTTTTTAAAACGCTTAATTTATTCTGAAATTGATTTTAGTAAATTTTCGATAGTTTCTTTAGATTTTCTTACGTTTGTAGTGATATATTTTTGAGTTGTAATAATATTTGTATGGCCAAGCGTAAAGGATACTTGCTCGATAGGGATTTTTAAATAATTAATCGAATACGTGCCAATTAAATGCCTTATATCGTGTAATCTGATTCTGGGTAGATTGTTACGTTTCAGTAGTGAGTTCCAGCTCCTACGCAAATCTTGATATTTGTCATTTGTCATCGGATTAACGAATACATAGCCGTTTAGCTTGTTTCGCTTCTTTGCTTCGATGTATCGACGGTAAAGACGATCATAAAGCTCATCGCTCATTTTATAGACCATATCCCGCTTTGCTTTGTTTATTTTGAATGGGATCGTGTAAGTCCTGGTTTTAAAGTTTATATCGCTAAATTTAAGGCTTAATACCTCATTTTTTCTTCTTCCGTGCAAGAGAAAAAAGAATATATCCGCGCTTGGCTCTTTGTTTTCCGAGATGGCTTTAATAAACTTCTTTTGAATTGCTACGCTGTAATCAAAGTATCTTTTATTGTCAAATTTAGGCAACTCGATAAAGTCGCAAGGATTTTTATTTATTATTTCGAGCTTTAACGCAAGCTTAAAAACAACCTTGAGCTTTGCAAGAATATTTTTAACCGTCTTTATTTTATAATCTCGCTTGATAAGCTCGTTACAAAATCTTTGAATATCCAAGAAATTTATTTCATTTACGTTTTTTAAACCTAAACCGTCTTGAAAATGCTTCTTATACGTAGCGATATCGCTTCTAAGCGTAGAGGGGCTTAAAATAAGCTCGTAATACTCGAGATAGTTTTTAAAAAGCTCGTTAAGGGTCATGAAACAATCTCAAAATAATCATATCCAAGTTTTTTACAAAAAGCATTAAGTAAATCACCACAAGAGTAATAACAATACAATTCCTCATCTGGAAAACTAAAATAAGAAAAAGAATCATAAGGACTATAAACAGGCTCAAATTCTCCAGGAGATTGTATCTCCTCTAATATCTCAATTTTTTTAAAAAGTTGAGGAAAATAAACAATAGGATAACAACTCAAATCAACTAATAACTTTTTCATTTTATCTCCTTTAAAATTCATATTCTCTAAGTCCGCGCTCGATAAAATCCTCGAGGTCTGGATTATTTAGATCGTGCTTTGTATTTCTTTTCGTAAATGAATTTAGACCGCGATCGAGCATTATATTTTCAACGTAAGCTAAGTGCTGAATATTGCAGTTAGCCTTATCAAGCTTTGAATAATAATTGTAAAGCTCGTAATTTTTCATCCATAGAGGGGGTTTTTTGAATTCTTTTCGATTTTTCATTGCTTCGCGTTTGATTTTTTCTCCCTCGCGTACATACCAGGCATCAACCCAAGCATCAAGATCGGGTTTAATAGTTTGGAAAGTTGATTTTTGAGGCAATTTTTGAGTTTGATAAATATTTACAACCCTGCCGCAAATTTTGTGTGTCAAAACGCCTTTTTCAAGCGTTATCTCCTCTTCTCGGCGAGAAATAAAGATATTTATGTATTTTTCGTGTAAATCCCACTCTATAACGTTCTCATCGTCGTTTTTAATATCGCATAAATGGTAAAAATCCCTCATTGAGCTAATAAAATTTATGCGGCGATATACCCAAAGCGGCACCTGAGTGCGCGAGGTAATAAAACGCCTAACTTTATGCTTTACATACCACGCCGAAAGCTCGTCTAATTCGTCGGTTTCGCTTAAATTCATAAAGGTTTTTTGTATATATTTCATTACGTAGCCAGTAGGATTGTCGATTGTCCATTGAAAGCCGTTTATTTCGCCGTTTCGCGCCTGGTGCGGGGTTATAGCGTCGGTTTTTAGGTTTTGCGGGGCGTTAAAAAGGTCTTTATAGCACTCAAAAAGATAGGGGATAGTATGCGCAGAAACGTAAAAAAGCGCATGAATATGCGGCACACCGTCCTTTTTATGCGGCTCAAAGCAGCGAACATAAGAACGATCAACGCCTTTATATTTCTTATGGTAACGTTTAATTAAAAGTAGCCATTGATAATTTAAAATCTGGACTAAATCCCTAATTACAAGCTTTTCGCCGTTTTCCATACGAGATTTTATATCGCTAGGGATATATTTCCAATCAAGAGGCTTAAATTTGCCGTATTCGCCCCTTAAAGCACCGCGAAAGCAACCGTTTAACGTAATAGTCAAAAATACGCCTTTTTGCTGATACATAATACTAAAAGAGTTTAAAGTATTGATACGGTTTGAGACTTCGGCGTAGTAACGCTTACTCAAATTTGCAGACATAGATATATCAAGGAGGCTTTTAACCTCGCCGAGATTATTTACAAAGGAGAAATTTTGCATATAGTCTCTTTGAGCCTTGATTTTATCGTTGGCAATGGTCAAATCTAACTTGGAAATCCCAAACACTTTGCACCTTAAACTTAAAAGTGAATTATTTTTATTAATTTGACAAGGCGGCGCGTTACTTCGCGCGCGCTACGCGCCGCGCTCAGTTTCCGCTCCGCTTTGAAACTTTACAAATTTAAATTACCTGTATCGTTAAAGTTACTACTGAGTTGATTTCTTGATCTTGCTCGACCGAGAAAAGGTATTTAAGTAAAAAGATGTCTTTAAGTATTGGGATGCCGTTACGTTGTTTTTGGTTGGTATTTTTGTTTATGCCGGATAAGACTAAAATATCGCCGCGTTTGAGAGAATACGAGCTTTTAAGCTCCTTTTTGCTTGTGGTAGGGGTTAAAGTATTGCTTGATGATAAAAGATCCTCGAGGATAAGATGTAAATCAAAATCTATATGATCGCGTAAAATAATAGGTTTTAGGGTAACTTTGAGGCCGACGTCTTTATATTCATAGCTATTTTGTGTAATGGTTTGAGTGGCTGAAGTTTGGCTATTTTGCACAAGGTAAGGGATATTTTGGACGGTTGAGAAATAAACTTCTGTATGATTACGAGCGGTCAAAAAAGGGCTGGAGATGATTTTAGTTAAGCCATTGGTATCAAGGAAATTCAAGACGCCAAAAAAGCCCTCATTGTCATTTCTAATTACATTTGAATTCGTAGTGTAAGGCGAGGTTATAAGATTAATATAATAGGCTAAATCGCCGTGATTTAGCGGCTTTAACAGGCTTTGGAGATTTGTGCCGCGGTCTTTAATGTCTTTTAGATTAGTTTCGGTTATTGTAAGTTTAAACTGCACCTGATCGAGCTGCTTATCTATACTCTTTACCGCGTCTTTGATTTGATCGTAAATATGCTCGTCGGCGCGGAAAAATACGGAGTTAGATGATTTGGAATAAGTTGCATTGATTTCAAAGTTTGAAATAATGCGCTGTACGTCGTCTAAAACGTAGTTATTTAAATCGATACGGCGCAAATCAAGACTAGGAAGCTTTTTATCGGTTACATAGTAAAAATTACTTTGTTTATAAAGGTAAAGACCTTTTGACTCGAGCATTTTTTGAAACATAGCAAGGGTTAAATTTGTTTCTTGCTGATAAATGAAATAGTAATAAGTGCCGTCGATACTATCGTCGGTTACTATAGTTATATTGTTGGATCTGCTTGCAAGCTGGGCAAAATTTACAAGATCGGTGTAAATTGTTTCGGCTTTAACAAAGCTACTTAAAAGAATTAACGTTAAGACTAGCTGTCTGAGAGTTTTCATAGGATACGCCTTTATTTGGATTTTGATATTGGAATGAAGTATTTTTTAGCTCATCAAGCACAGGCGAATCGAAAACTAAAAAATACTCCGTAAGATGTTTGCCTTTTGTGGTAGAGTAGAAATATAAGGGTTTATGCGATGAAACAGTAAAAGAGATATAGCCGTAAGGAAAAGAATATTTTTCATTTTTGAAGGTACAGACGTCGTCGATACATGAAAGATTATAAATATAAGTTTGAGGGGTTTGGTCTTGAATTTGTGGGGTCGGCTTAGATTGATGCGAATGGCGAGGTTCAGCCGACTGGATAGGTTGAGAAATTTGAGTTTTATTGTTTGATTGATCATCATCAGAAATGTCAGAGGTTAAAGATTTAAGGAAAAAGTAAAAGTAAATAGATAACGCGATAAATACGAATAGGGCTATATAAAAGAATTTACGTACGAATGATTTTTGAGATGAAGATTGCCCAGAATGATAAAGATTAAATACTTCTTGCAAATAGGGGATATGAAATTTTTGCATTACGTCTTTTTGATACATCTTATAAGAGCCGTAAAGGATATATCTAAATTTGTTTTTAAATAGGCGTTTGGCGCTATCTACGGCTTTTAAAAAATGTTCGGCTATGCGCTTGTATTCATTGCTTATAAGGCTTAAATCTTGCGTGATAAGATAAATATCCTGGTATAAGTGACGATGATAAGTAAGCCACCAAACGAGAACGGGATCTTCTTTAGCTTTTAAAAAGTTGTGAGCTTCATCAAGGACTATAAATACGCCGCTTAATTTTAGCTCTTTAGCGCGCTCGTTTAATTCTGCGTCGGTAACTTTGGAAATATAAAGGGCGTACAGTATAGACATATCGGCATAAAATTTATCAAAATCAAATTTTATAAATTTGTCGCATAGATCAAATTTAAACTCATTGATATTTGTATAGCAGTATGTATATTCTTTTTGCTTCTCGGGTTTAATAAATTTACTTAAAAAACCGCTAGCAGGTTTAAATAAAAAAAGCTGGTAAATTTTAAAAACGGCGTAATAGGTTTTACCGCTTCCAGGATTGCCGACTAGGTAGGTTATCATTTAAAGAGCCTAAACATAAGTTTTAATAAGTCCCGAAATACTTTTTCTTAGTTTTTCTAATAGCTTAATGCCTATCCTTGCGCCGAGCATAAGGAATAAAGAAATAAAAATAGGAGCATAAAGATTAAATACGTCCCAAAATGCCTTAAAAACACCAAGAGCAGACAAAACAGCTAAACCAATAGAGGTTATTTCATTACTTGACCCTGACGAATCAGTTAAGCCCCTTAAAAAACCAAAAATATCAAACAATTGACCGAAAAGGAAATTAACAATAGCAATTAAAGCACCAAAATAAATAATCATAAGAGCAAACATAGCAAGTTCAATTAAAACAACTTTAGAAAAAGCTATTTTCTTGATAATAAAGCCAGCAAGCTCACCGAGTTTTAAACGCCCGAATATCCAAGAAAGCGCAGAAAGTAAAGCAGGCAAAATTTATCCTTTAAAACGAGAATATAAGAAGTTTAAGAAACAATAAAAATCCGCCGACGGCAAAGCCTACATAAAAAGCATAATAAGAAATTTCAGAAACAGGCGAAACATATTCGCAAAGATCGACGGTTATATCTTTGGAGCCGCCATTAGGTAACGGTATTTCTTTTTTCATAGGGCATTTTGATTTTATGCTAGTTTTTACGGTTTCAAAACCTTTCCCCTGAACATTTTTGATAAATTGATCAACTCCTTCACGAATACCATCAAATTTTGAAAAATTATCGTTGATATGCTTTGCAATGCCGTTATAAAGTCCGCTGCGCTCCCTATCAAGATCGCCATCATCAAAATCGCTTTTATTAAATTTAGCTTCGCCGTCTTTATTATTGCCATTTCCACCGCCGCCTGAACCACTGCCAGGATTTGGATTTGGCTTAGGATTATCGCCTGAACCACCGCCAGGATTTGGATTATCTTCGGAGCCGCCACCATTTCCACCACCGCCTGAATTTCCGCCGCCACCATTTCCACCAGGATTAGGATTATTTGGATCGGGCTTGGGATCTGGATTAGGGTTATCGGGTTTTGGGTCGTCGGGTTTTGTTTTATTGTTGTCGGGTTTAGGATCGGGTTTATCGTCAGGTTTACAGTTTGGATTAGTAAAAGAAATTTGAGAACCATCTAAACAAGCCCCCTGAAGATCACAACCATCAGGAGAACCGCCATTTTTACCCCAAAAACTAGAAGCGCCACCAAAACCAAATCCAGAACCAACACACAAACATTTTAAAGCAGCCATAGGGTCTTTGGCAGAACTACAATCAATGCAACCACCATTAGGCAAACCGATTTTATTTATACCGCCATCTTTTGAACAATCGCGATAGCATTGTTTTGAATCGGGGTCAAAAGTTTCATTTGATTTGCAAGAACGGAAAAGAGAAACAATAGTATAAAGATAATAAGAAAAATTAACGCTTTTAAAGTCTGAGTTAACGCCCAGTTGGCTATTGTAATCATTTTTTGAACAACTAAGATATTCCGAGCCGTCCATTTGACAAACAACAGAGCTCTGCTCAAAGCCACCGTAATGGAATAATTTTCTTGAAGCCTCTTTCGATTTATTTTCAAGAAAAAAACCGT